GACTTAAAAGAAAAAATTTATGCAGATTCCCTTAATTTAATAAGATGGCCACTTGGAGATGAACAGCCTTTTCACTCAGATTACGAAAACTTTGGAAGGGAACCACACGTGTGGAACTGGAGAGACATTGGCGTTGTCTTGTACCTAAATGATGATTTTGTCGGAGGGCAAATTTATTTTCCACAACACGACCACACAATAACAATTAAAAAAAGAATGCTTGCCTTTTTCCCAGGAGATAAGCACCACGTACATGGAGTAAAAAAAATAGAAGAGGGTTGTAGATATACCGTTAATCTTTTTTATACTTATTTTGAAAAACATAAGGACGGTTTGCCGCAATGAACGACCCAACATTAGTCAGATGGCAAAAAGAAAATATATTTTTATTCCCACAAACCCATTTGTTGCTAGAAACAATTAAAACAGCAACTGGAAAATATCAAACAGCAATTTTTGAATGCGATGATATTGGAAGGCTAAGACATGCAGGAATTCAATACTCACAGTACTATATAGAAGAGAATGATGCTTTATCAAGTCATGAAAAGATAATTGCTGAACTTAAAAAAATTCAAGAAGGCCCAGTTATATTGTCTATTGCAGATGTTTATTCAAAAATTGACGCCCTAGGAATAATTCCTTTACACGTTGGCCCTAAGTTTGTTTCATTTGTCCCAGTTCGTGGGGGCAATGCGGCAATAGGATTTAGAGAGCCTGTACATCGTGGCTAAATTTAAAAAGAAGTTAGGAAAAATAAAAAGCTCAAAATCTGGAGTTAGAAAAGTAGTTGTCCCAAACCTTTCAGGGCTTTCTAGATCAGCAGCTCAAAATTCATTAACAAGCCTTGGATTAGTATATTCAGAATCATCTACAACAACATCAGTTTCGGGAGAAGATAATACTATTTCATCCCAGGATGTCGCCTCTTCTTCAACTGTAAACATTGGTTCAAGTATAAGTTTTGTATATAGGTCTTATGTTGCTCCATACAGCAATCCACCTCCGTACAGCAATCCACCTCCGTATGATAACCCATACAGCAATCCACCTCCGTATGATAACACATACAGCAATCCACCTCCGTATGATAACACATACAGCAATCCACCACAAGACTGTTCTGGGTACGAGTATAGATATAATGAACCTCAATGCGGAGGGCAAGGTGGGTACGCTAGTATTTACAACGGCTGCGGACAATTCCTTGGCTGTAACGATTAATGATAAGGATAAAATATGATTAAAAACTTCTTTGCTAACTTAGATGGAGATAAAATACATTTTCTTTCTATTGATATAAATATTGATGGGATTCCCGTAGACCCCCAACAGATTGATAAAGACTACGCATTGTCAAATGGCCCTCTTTGTTTAAATATAAGTCATTTAAACTATTTCCCAGCAAAAAGAAGCACTTGGGATGGGGAATCTTTTATTCCTCCAGATGGAGAAAGTCACAGGCCTTCATGTAATCCTGTAGGCTTATGCCTAGATGGGTGTGAGTCTATTGCTTTTATCGTAAACAACATGTATTATGGAGGTATAGGGCTTTGCGTTGGTGTAGCCAGCAATGATATGGTTATTGCTGCTTTAAGTAGCAATCCAGTAATAACTTTTGAAATAGTATAGGAGTAGGTTCTACGGTATAATAAGAAAAGAGGTGCACCCATATGGCAACAAATTTTCCAGCAGATATAGACGTTTTAGTTAATCCACAGCCGACTGACTCGGTTTTAGTCGTCCCACATGCTAAACAGCATGCAGACGCAAATGATGCTATTGAGGCCCTTGAGACAAAAGTTGGAAAAACTAATGATACAAACCCCAACTCCTTAGATTTTAAAGTTCGAACCCTAGAAACCAACATTCTTGATACCGAAGAAGTAGAGGATCTAGTTGGAGACCTGCTAACTACTGGAACGCATACAAATATAACCGTTGCTTATGACGACGTAGCCAGAAAAGTAAATTTAACAGCAACATACGATAACGAAGAGGCAATATCTGCAATTGCAACTGCAATTGTTACTACGGGCGGTGTAGATAAGGTCTACGACAGCGTAGCAAAAACAATAACCTTATCTGTAAATACAAATACAATAGCAAGCCAGGCATACGTAAATCAAGCAATAGCAAATTTAATTGATACGTCCCCAGCGCTCCTCAATACGCTCAATGAAATAGCGGCAGCAATAAATGACGACCCTAATTTTTCAACAACTATAACAACAGCCATAGCTACAGCCCTAGCATCATCAAAATCATATACTGATGCAGCAATATCTGCTTTAGGTAACTCAAGCGATGTTAAATATGTTCCTGTATCAGAAGTCGGTCAAGCAGATGGAATTGCACAACTTGACGGTGCTGGAAAAGTTCCTTTAAGCCAACTAGATATAGACGAAAAAATTCAGGATGTGGCAGCAGGTCTTATCACATCTGGCACACATACAAATTTAACTGCAACATATGATGATGTAACAGGAAAGATTAACTTTGTAGCAGTGGCTCAATTAACTCAAGAACAAGTTCAAGATGCAATTGGTCCATTGTTTGCCCATGGAACAAATCCTAATATTTCTGTAACCTATGATGACGAATCTAACAAGATGATTCTAGAGGCTTACATTCCGCCTTCTACTGCAAAGATGTCTTCTAATGCACCCGCTTCTCCAATAGATGGTCAATTCTGGTTTGATACAGACGAAGCAAGAAGCGGAGCAATTGGTGCCCTAAAGGTATGGAATGCTTTAAATGCTGCTTGGGAAAATGTAACAACAAATTTATCTTTATCTACAACAAACACCTGGACATCTAAAAATACTTTTAATAATGGCGTTATTATTGGACTTAATGCCGCTCCACTAACACCAGTACATGGACAAATATATTATAATACTATTTTAGATAAGCTAAAGGTCTGGGACGGACTTCTTTGGCAAGACATTCAAGGCTCAGGAGGCGGAGGCGGAGGCGGAGGATTAGAATTAGTCCCAACAGACACATCGTTACCGCCAAGCGTATTCTTTGTTGGTTTAATTTCACCTCCAGCAGGAGCAACATCACCAGGAGACCTTTGGATAGATGTTGACGATGACGCAGGTTCTACTGAATTTGTATTTGCTGGACCAAATCCTCCAGCTGAAGGAACTTATGGAATGGATACGTTGTGGATTGACACAGATGAACCAGACCTTCCTTTAATCTATGCAGATGAAGAGCCTCCTGCGTATACTACAGTTGAAGGAGATTTTTGGGTAGACCTTGATGACACAAGCGGTCAATCAATTTTGTCTTCAACAACAGCCCCAAATCCTTTGCAAACAGAATTTTGGTTAGACCTAACAACAGAAGAAGGAGAAATAAGTTATTCTGATTTGTTTAAAAATAATGCTGCACAGATAACAAATTTTGCTAGCCTGCCAGCAGCATCTTTGCACGGCGGAATGATAGCATACATATCCTCAGAAGCTTCTTTATATGTGGCAGCGGCAGGACAATGGATAAAAATATTCCCAACCTTTGATGCGGAAACGCTGATTTGGGCGGGTGTTTAATAAAAGATATGTTGTATAATAGTGGAGAGGTAATCAAATATGTCATTAAAACGCTATAACGGAACTGAGTGGGTAGTCGTTGCAGGATCACGACCTGGCCCAACAGGAGCCACTGGACCACAGGGCCCAGCAGGAACTGCAGCAGCTGTATCTGTAGGTACAGTAACATCACTTGCTTCAGGTGCAAATGCAACAGTTACAAATTCAGGCACAGCAACAAATGCTGTTTTTAATTTTTCAATACCTAGGGGCGCATCAGTTACAGGCCCAGCGGGTGTTCCAGGTACAAGAGGAACAAAGACATACACAGCTCAATCTGTTCCACAAAATGCAGGACTAACAAATTTAATTGAAGGCGACAACTTTATAAATCTAAATACTGGAGAGTATTACGTTTATAGCGCATCAACAACAACATGGGTATTACAGGGTAACGTACGAGGACCACAAGGTATTCAGGGTAATGCGGGAATACAGGGACCAGTCGGACCAACAGGACCAATTGGAGATGTAGTTGTGGCGGACATTGAAAGAAGAGTTTCAGCCTATGAATTAGATTCACTACTTAATCTAGGTATTTATTATCCAAAATATGCACTAACATCATCTTTGGCACAGATAAATGGTACAATTATGGCAACAAGTTTTATTTTCTAAGGGAGACTAACTAATATGGCAAGAAGAGCAATTAATGACCAAGGGGTTATATTTTCCCCAGCAACATCCACGATTACAATTCCGAGATTTGTATTAAGACAAAATCTTCTTTTAATCACAAACGTCACCCAAAATAAAATCATTTACAATTTTTCAGACCCATCAATTGGTCTAGTAAGCCATACCCTAACAGACAGTCTAAATGATGTTCACACAATTTTAGTTCTTGAATACAACACGGCTTCAATGCAGTCAACAGATAAGCTTCAGATTATGGTTGATGAGCCAGTAGAGTCATTTATGGCAGCCCCAGACATGATGGACGCAGTTGGAAAGCTAAAAATTTCTGACCCAGAATCTCTAATTGATACCGACTTTGAGTACGGTGTTCAGGGCTCTAAATGGGAATCACTTTCTCTTCAAAATAACTACCCAACATTCTTTTCAAGAAATACAGGAGGAAACTCCCTAGATGTACTTAGCATTATTTCAGCAGGCGGAAGCCCAAGATCAAGAATTGTTGTAATAACAACAACTCCACACGGATTAAACAATGGAGACGTTATCAGCGTTAACGAGTCACTAAGCCCGTTAACAGACGGCACATTCCTTATTACTATTATTGACTCAACATCATTCTCATACATCTGTAAAGGAAACGTTCCAAATCTTACCAGCGTTCTAGACGGAACCTTGACAACACTTTACGGCGGAGGCATATTTGATAATGCACATATCCCTGGAGGAAATACAGGAGCACTAAACAGTTGGGCAGCAACATCAGATGGAGCAGCTCTTTCAAGAATTGACGTAGTTACTACAAATCCACACGGACTTTATCCAGGAACACCAATTTTGATTTCAGCCCCATCAGGAAGCTTAATCAATGGAAGCTTTTTAATTGATAGAGTTACAACACCAAACTCTTTCTCTTTTATAACACAGATCCTAATTCCAGTTGGAGCTATTAGCACAGTTGGTATTGGTCTTTTCTGTAAGCCAGAAGGATATGTAGAGCATAGACCATTTGACGGTGGAGTTATTCTAACAACGGGTAACAATGTGTGCGGAACACAGACACTTAGACAAACCCGTAGATACTTTAGATATCAGTCAGGTAAGTCAATTACATTCTCAACAGGAACAAAATTTACGCCTTCATTTGATATATCATATATTGCAGCATCAAGCACAGCAGTAGGATCAAATGCAATTACAATTCGTGTTTTGCAAGATCACAACTTGCAAGCAGGCGCAACAATTAAAATTGAAGGAATTGAAACAGTAGGAGCATACAATCCATTTAATGGTTTGTTTACTATTAGCTCAGTAACAGATTCAAATACAATTATTGTACAAAAGACATTTACATCCACAATTACCGCAATTGATCAGCTTCCAGGTGGAGTTAACTCATTCGTAACAGCGTATCAATGGAAAGGCTCTGCAACAAGAGCTGGACTATATGACGATCAAAATGGTTTTTATTTTGAGTATGACGGACAAACTCTCTATGCAGTAAGACGATTCTCAAACAAAGAACTTTTTGGTAAAATCTCAGTAACACAATTTTCTAACGTGGTAACAGGAGTAGATACAAGATTTAGAAAACAGCTTCTAGTTGGAGACCTAATTGTAATTAGAGGTCAATCATATAGAGTAATTCAGATTAACTCTGATATCTCTTTAAATATTGCTCCAGCATATAGAGGCCCAAGCGTTAGCGGATCTCCTTATCTTAAGACACAGATTCAAAAGATCCCACAAGCACAATGGAACATTGACACTGTTGACGGGACTGGCCCAACAGGCTACAACCTTGATATATCAAAGATGCAAATGACATTTATTGACTACTCATGGTATGGCGCAGGCTCAATTAGATTTGGATTAAGAGGCACAGACGGTAACGTTATCTGGTGTCACAAGATGGTAATGAATAATGTCAATACCGCCTCATATATGAGATCAGGAAACCTTCCTGCAAGATATGAAACTATTAATGAACCTCTAAACTCTGCAAAACTAATTTCGGGAGGATCAGGACTAGGTGGTTCTACACTATTCCCTCAAGATACAGTAATCTATGTCAATGACGTAAGCTTCTGGCCATCAAGAGGATATCTAAGAATTGCTGACGGAGCTAACTTTGAAATTTGCGAATATACATCAATTGGTGCATATAACCCAACAATTCAAGCAACAGCAGTTAATATTGTAAGAAGAGCCTCACAGACTTTAATCTATGGAGGAGTTTCAACAAGCCTATTTGGAACAGCTATTCAGGCAAACTTTGTCCCAGACTCAACAATCCCTGGAGGATCTGGAACAGCACAAGTTTCGGTACAAACAATTTCTCAAAACTGTGCGCCAGTTATGTCACACTGGGGATCATCTGTAATTATGGATGGTGGATTTAATGATGATAAGTCATTTATCTTTACCGCTGGTATGCAGAAGTATCTTCAGGTCGGTGGATCTGGAACAATTTCAGCAACAGTTTCAGCCCGTCAAGCACTGTCAGGTGTTGCAACTTTGACCACATCAGGAACTCACACACTTGCATCTGGCACAAACGTAACCACATCTGGTATAAATGATACTTATACACCTACATTTAAACAGCTTACCAACAACATTGCAACTTTAACAACTTCTACAGCGCATCTTTATGCAGTAGGTCAACAGGTAACTATTACTGGTGTTGATACCGTATTTAACGGAACATATACAATCTCACTTGTTCCAAGCGCTACAACTTTCTCATTCAGCAAAGTTAATTCAAATATAGGATTCCAGTCAGTTCCTAGCTCAGCAAGAGTTACAGGCTCAAGTAGATACAATGGAACATTTTTAATTACTGCTGTAGCCCCAACATCATTCTCTTTTGCCCTCGCTGGCGCAGATGAAGCACTTTCTGCGGTTAACCCTAACGGCTCTGCAGTACAGACATTTGGAAGCACACCGACACCTCGTCCGCTTGTTTCTATTAGAGTAGCTCCTTCAGCTGATAACGGACTAGGAAGAAACTTCGGGCTTCGTGAATTAGCAAACCGTATGCAAATGAAGCTTGACTCGGTTGGAGTTCTATCACAGGGACAGTTCCTAATTGAAGGAATTCTAAATCCAGCAACTATGAACGGTATTGCAATCCCAACAGAATGGGAGTCAGTAAGAGTTGGATCTGGTTCTCTTGCACAGGTAATTTACCACGATGGTACAGGTATTAGAGGTTCTGGAGCACCCGTTACATCCCCTACAAATACAATTACTGGTGGAGATCGTATCTTCGCTTTCTACACAGAAAACGCAGGTGGTACTAACTTCTCAGTTACAGCATTTGATGCTAAGAAGGTTAGAGATCTTTCAAACTCAATTCTAAACGGAAACGGGTCTCAGACAAACCCATCATTTCCTAATGGACCAGACATTTTAACAATTACAGCAACAAACCTTGGTTCAGGTGCTGCAAGCATTCTTGCTAGAATTTCCTGGACTGAAGCTCAGGCCTAGGAGAGAAAATGCCAGATTACACAACACTATCAACACAGGTTGATCTGTTTAAAACAAAAGTAAGCGCATTAGCATCTACAACACTAGATGCAAATGACCTAGTCCTACTGGCCTCAGCTCTTGATACTCTAGCAAAGTCTATGGGAGTAAATGATATTCTATCACTTACAACCGAAAGACTTGCTGCAATTACAACAGCAACAAATAGTGCTATAGCAACAATTAATAACTCAATTAACGGACAAAGAATAACTGATGCTGAAGCAGATATTGTTGATCACGAAACAAGAATCTATGCAGCGGAAAACTACGTAAACACAGCTGGCGGACAGATATCTGCTCTATCTTCAACAGTCACAGGACTGTCGTCTTTAGTTGCAGGAAAGATTCCAAATAACTGGGTAAATATAACAGAGTCATATTCAGCTGTTAGAGGAGATAGACTTCTTGTAACCCCAGCAGCTGGACTTACAATAACATTGCCAGCAGCACCCTCAATTGGAGACACAGTAATTATTGTTGATTCAGCGGGAACCTCACAAACAACTAACTTTACAATTGCAAGAAATGGAAGCTTAATTGCTGGAGTAGCCGAAAACCTTGTATTTAACGTAAAGAGCAAAGCTGCACAATTGGTCTTTTCAAATACCGCTCAAGGATGGAGAGTAATGTAATGGCACTACTAAGCGATGTTATCGGAGATCAAGTAGGATCTCTTAATACATATAAAACTGGAAGACTAGACCTTGGCTCTCGCTCAGGCGCAGTTAATCTAGACCTAGCCATATCAAATGATTTTACTTGCACAGTTACAGCAGCAACAACATTTACTATTATTAATACCCCAACAACTGGAGTTGTTTCATTTTCACTACAATTAACTGGCGGAGGAGCTTTTGCAATAACCTTTGTAAATGCAAAATATCCAGCGGCAACTGCACCATCTCTAACATCTGGTGGAATTGATGTTATTACATTTATTACCTACGACAATGGCACAAATTGGCGAGGATCAATTGCAATGAAGGACTCACGATAATGTACGCACAAGTTATAGACGATTTAGTTATTCAGATTGTTGATGAACAATCTCTAAGAGAGATGTACCCATCAACTCATTTTCCAGCAGTTATTACACAGGTGGCCCTGGACGGGTTTGAAAACTGGTATGTAATAGAAGATGAAACAGCTATTCCAGAATACGATAAGTCTTCTAAAAAACTAGAATTTGTTAGAGCATTTAATGGCACAGCAGTTGTAGGCAGATACAGTGTTATTGAGCTTTCAAATGCAGAAAAGCTAGCGGCAAAAGAAGCAAGAAAAAGAGACGTTCGTTATCACAGAGATAATACTCTAAACTCAACAGACTATCTAATGACATCCGACCTATTTAATTCATTCTCAGCAGCGGATCAAGAAAAGATAGTTGAATACAGACAAGCATTAAGAGACCTAACAAATCAAGAAAATCCATTTGCAATCACATGGCCAGTTCTTGGAATAGATTCAATTACCATAAAATATAATTCGGTGATTTAAATGCCATTTCCACAAAATAGATACATGGCTGGCAGTGGAGGACCAATTAGCTTTTTGCTAAGAGAGGTCATTACAACGGGATATTTACTTTCTGGATATAAAGATACAGCTGTTTGGCGAAACGTAAACAGAATGCAGCACTCTACAGATACATCAGTAAGTCTAGGAGACCTACTTCCAGCTGGCGGTGCCTATTCTGGCGGTATGTGTGGATCTACTTTTTCTTATATAACCAGAGCATCTGGAACATGGCTACCAAATGTAAATACTGTAAACAAGATTAATATGGTTACAGAAGTTGGTTCTAGTGCAAATGCTATGCCTTTTTCTACATCACAAAATGGACAAGGAGCTCAAAACGAAAAACTTAGAGCATATCTGCCAGCAACTGCCGCTTCATCTTCTTTAATGAGATTTGATTTTGCATCAGAGTCTTGGATGTCATCAATTGGACTTGGCACTATTAACTATAATCAAGCGGGCCACGCTTCTCTGTTTACTGAGCTATACGGCTGGATTTGGGGAGATGATAATAATTCAACTCGTATTACTTATGCAACCGAAACACAACAAGCATCATCAATAGCAGGAGCACATGATCAGCAACACGGCCAGTCTTCAAAGGTTGGTAGAGGATATGCAGGCGCAAATGGTTCATATAACGGGGGATACACTCTACGAAGATGGAATCTTGTAACAGAGACAAATGTTGGAGATATTACAAAACCTGTGCCAAACTGCGGAGAAGAAAATTATGACATGGGCCAAGCCCATAGCTATATGATGGGTTGCTACGATGGCGCTCAAAATAACAAAAGCTACAGAATGAACTATGCTACTGATACAGGCTTTGCGGGCGGCGCAACAATGGAGCCTAAAGGTGTTGCTGGTAGAAGTTCTGGAATTTGTGGCTGGAGAGCATAGATAGGTAATAACAATGCGTTATGCAGACGATATCAATTCGGATGTAAGTAATTACACGGCAGAACAAAAAGAAATTTTAGAGTACTCAATTAATAGACATTGGGGTACACCTGTATTTAAAATGGATAATTTTATTGGAAATGCACAATATTCTCCATTTGGTAAGCTTAGACAATTTATGCTTGAATTAAAATCAAGAGAAGATATGATTATTCAAATAGAACACGCTATAGAAAAAACTAAACTTGAAATTGAATTACTAGAAGAGTATAAATTGCAAAACTCATCCGTAGCTCAAAATAAACTTTACGACCTAGACATAAAAGAAAAGTATAGAAACCTAAATACTTCTAAACAAGTTGCAACTGTGACATATGAAGAACGTGATAAGTTTATGTTTTTAATTACAAGATTTAATAATTCCCCAGAAGGCCTATTACCAGATGGAAGAAGAGTTATTGATATTATGGGTGATTATGACGAAGAAGAGCGACTAGAAGCAGAGCTATGGGTTAATCGCCTGGGCCTTCAAGCATCAAACGATCTTTTATTTTATGGTAATGTAGGAGTTGGCAACATGGAAGCCATATCACAGTTGCCAGAAAAAGATCAAATAAAGGCAATTGAATGCGCTGTTGAAAAAACTATTACTACAAGTAAAAAACTTGAAATTGCACATAAGGTTATTTCAGAAAAATTAGCCTTAGAAACCGCATCAGTTCAAGGGTGGCAAGAAATAGAATGATTTATATAATTTATGATGTTGAAAGCATAGGAAATCATCAAGGTTATATTGAAGAAATAGGTGGATATCTAGGTCTTAGGTTTGGCAAGTTTGACGAATCCTTATTGCCATATATTAAAATGATCGACTGTATGGTTATTCCAGAAAAAGTTGCAATGGCATATAAATTTGCAGGAAAATTAAAAGGAAGTACAAGCGTAAGACCAGGAACATACCAGTATGATCAACTTGGAGAAGATGTCCTTGAGGTATATAAGGATAAATTTAAGTATCATTTTACAGAAGAGGACAAGGCCAATGCTACCCTATGCGCTCAGGCAACAATGCATTATTTGCTAAACAAGTATTACTATAATAAAATAGCTATTTCTATGGCTACCCCTCCAATGTTTAGAGATGAAAATTGGACCCCAGAGCATGTCCTTATTGAAAAAAAGAAAATAGTTATGTCGGAGATAGACTATTGCCAAACCATGGAAGATACTGTAGAATTGTTACATTGCCGCTTTGGTATCCAAAAGAATGATTCTGCTGGAGACTCTAAAATAGATTTGTAGGAAAAATGTTTAGCGTACCGCTTAACCCTAAATTAAAAAAAGATCAGTTAAATGAGTTTATTTCTTTTTTAAAGGAATACAAAGCATTTATATATGACTTCTATTTTACCTGTAGGGTTGACCCATTTTTACAAGATGCCATGGGTGATGTGTTTGCTGGCGGAGAAGAAGACCACAACTATTTAATTGAGCTAGCTTTAAACATTCAATCTGAAACAGGGATTACGGCTTCTGCAGTATTTAATAATACAGAGGTTCGTCCTTCCCAGCAAAACCTAGATATATTTATAGAGTCTTTCAGGCCCGTGTACGAGTCTGGCATTAGATCTGCAACAATACCACACACCCACTGGATGGCTACGGGACAAATTAAAAAAGCTTTTCCAGAACTGTTTGTAAAAAATACAATCCTTAGAAATGTTTCTGAGCCTAGAGATATTGAAAAGTTAGCAAAAGCAGGGTTTGATTATATCAACCTAGACCGTGATCTTATGAGAGACCACGAAAAGCTAAAAAGATTTAAGAAGGCCAAGCAACAATACGGAGTTAAGATCTCGCTACTTGCTAATGAAGGATGCTATGGCGGATGTATAATGATGGATGAGCATTATCAATTTAACAATACTCGCACAGATGGTCCTCAGTATTTTAATGATCCAATTAGTAGAGTCTCTTGTCCAAAATGGGATCACGAAGATTTTGCGGTTTCTTTGAAGACTGCCAATTTCCCGCCATGGCGTGAAGACTGGCAACAGTTTATTGATGAACTGGGTATTGATGTTATCAAGATGCATGGCAGAGAATCTCACGTTAGATTAAAAGAAACAATGGACATCATTAAAAGATACGCAAATAATGAAGAAATTCTATTTGATAGTTTTAATGATTTTATTGAAGAGACCAATATGGTAGATAAGCCAATAACCATATGGCGCAATAAGATTAAAAATTGTAAATTTGATTGTTGGGATTGCGGCTATTGTGACAAAATTATGGCGGTAAAATATGGAAACCATATTAGCCCAAAGGTTGCGTTAGTAGCAAAAGAATTAGTCGACTCTGTAAACAATACTGTTCAGATAGAGATACCTGGGCTTACTTCAACAAGAGTGCAGTCCTTAATAAATGGTTTGGCCAAGTCATCCTCTAAGTACCTTGAGATTGGGTCATACCAAGGCGCTACAGCCGCTGCAGCACTAAGCGGCAATAAGTTAGAGGCTTACTTTGTTGACATGTGGCAGAGCGCCCCACAGGCCGTAAGAAGGGGGTGGGAGACCCCAGTGACTAATACTCTAGAAGAGTTTAAGAAAAACATTAAGCCTTATAAGGGAGATAGCAAGATATTTATATCTAACTCTGATATGTTTAAAGTTGATGTTTCTAAGATCTCAGATATTGATTTATTTTTTTACGATGGCCCACATGATCATGAGTCTACAAAAAATGCGGTTAAGTATTATTACCCTTCATTTGCTAATCAAGCTATTTTAATATTTGATGATGCAAACTGGACGGAAGTAGTGCAAGGAGCTCATAAAGGAATACTTGAATCAGGGCTAAACATCTTGTATAGCAAAAAGGTATTAAATAGTTTAGAGTCCGATACCGATTGGTGGAATGGCCTTTATATTGTAGTAGTAGAAAAGAATAAAGATGCCTGAGATTCAAGCATGCTCAGAAGTTGATGGTCTACCATCAATTAGTCCAGCTAAAAACTACATGCCTTCTTGGTATCCAAAAACTAGCGTATTTGTGCAAAACAATAAAATGGAGACAAGCCCTGCTGTTAAATCTTGCTTTCCTTTTAGAGATTCATTTAGCACAGGATACATGGCAGAGCTCTGGGAAGATATAGTTGTAGAGCAAGGTGTCGGAGGATCAAGAATAAAATTTTTACAAGATACCGAAGATCCCAATTTTTATCCAGCGGTTACAGTTAGAGGATCAGAGTTTACAAATCCAATGCCAGCACCAAATGGATATGAAAATAAGCACTATGCTTGGAATAATCCATACCTGATTAAAGCACCCAAAGGATATAGCCTGCTTATAACTCAGCCATTAAATCAATACGATACCCCTTTTATGACCTTAAGCGCTATTGTAGATTGTGACGAGGACCTACTCGGATCTGGAAGAATTCCGTTTTATATTAAAGATGGATTTAAAGGTCTTGTTAAAAAGGGCACTCCGATATTTCAAATTATTCCTATCAAAAGAGAAGACTGGACTCTTGAGGAAAACACTGGACTAAGACAAGATAACATAGTAAGATTAGACAATGTAGAGTCGTCAGGTGGCGGCTGGTATAAAAAAAACCTATGGAAAAGAAAAGAATATAAATAAAATGGAAATTACATCTTCTTTGTTTTTAAATAATCAGCAGTTCCTAATACTGCTAGCATCTATAATGGGGCTATCATTTGCCGCAAAAAAGACTCAGGTATTTTTGCCAGTCTACAGCTGGATTGCCAGACACATCAAATCTAAAAGAGCAGTAGTTGCTCTTATATCAATGTTGTCAGGAATTCTGCCAATTTCAGGTCGTGTTGCTGTTTCAGCTGGCGCCCTAGATACAATTGCCCCAGATGATCAAAAGAAGCGAAAGAACTATGGAATTATAGATTACCTTTCTACTCATCATTTCTACTTCTGGTCCCCACTAGAGGCAACCGTGCTTTTGCCGATGGCTGCATTAAATATCAGTTACTGGACTTTAATTGGCAAGATATGGCCACTGCTTGCTACGGCTGTAATTATAATTTTGTTTTATATCTTCAAGGTATTAAAAGAAGATGATATTGATATTAACGTACCAGGAAAATCTTTAAAGAAAAAGGACAAGGATGCTGCACAAATTGAGGCAGATGCAAAGCGGGACAGAAAGCAGTTAATTGATTACGCTAGAGTAATCCTATTTACTGGAATTGTAATCATACTAAGCAATATCGTTAAGGCTAATTTTGATACAATTAACTCATGGATAGAAGATGCACATAAAAACAACCTTCTTGTCCTAGTAGCAGTTGCTGGATTCCTAGCAAGCTTTGCTCTTGGAAGCAGCAGCAAGTTTGCTGGATTTGCAGTTCTTTCGGTAGGAGTGTTTGGCATAGAAACCCTTCCATTATTTTTTGCAGTCGACTATGCAGGATATATGCTGTCTCCAGCACACAAGTGTTTAGTTGTAGGCAAGAGCTATTTTAGAACCCCTCTTAAAGATTACTATAAGGCAATTTTTGCTTTGGTGATCCCAGTGGTCCTAATGGGAATAACCTTATACTACGGAGGAATTCTCTAAAATATTTACCGTACCCCGCTGGCCTAAAGAAGGCTGGTGGGGTATAATTAAGAGTGTTATAGGCAAGGCGGTGTACTAAACAATAAAAACAGTTATGCTATAATTCATACATAGGAGAACAAAATGCCAGATTATTCAAGTTTATCAACACAAGTCGATCTTTTTAAGACAAAGGTAACAGCCCTGTCGAGTTCAACTCTAAATTCTCAGGACCTAGTCTTTCTAGCAAAGGCTCTAGAGTCAATGGGCAACCTCCTAGGAGTAAATGATATTGTTTCTGCTACATCATCGAAGGTGACAGAAATTCAAACAGCTTCTTCTGGAGCTGTTGCAACAGTTAACACAGCAGGGTCTACACAGATCGTTGCAGTTAATTCGGCTGGAGCAGCAAACGTTGCCACCATCCAATCTTCGATAGATAACTACACAATTTATACAAACATGGGAGTAATTTAATATGGCAACAGTAAGCTTACCAAGCAGATTTTATGCAGACACACTACCTGCATCAGAAACATCAGTGTACACAACACCAGCAGCACAGATTGACGTTATTACATCTTTAACATTTGATAATCTAACAGATTCTACAAAGACAGTAACAATGAGAATGGCAGGAAAGTTCTTTGTAAAGAGCCTAGATGTTCCACCTCGTGCCGTTATTGTTCTTGATGTTAAGCAAGTTCTTAACACAGCAGAAAATATTCAGATCAGTGCAAGTGCTGCAGACGCCGTCTCAGTCTTCATCTCTGGCGTAAAAATTACACAAGTATAATATTATCATTTAAAGGAGAACTACAATGGCAGTAAATAACACCACAAACCAGGTTTACATTCCTGGATTTGAAAACAATATCTCAAGCGTTGTAACGCCGATTGCTTATACGACAACTGCCGCTATTAGCTCCTTGCAAAGCAACATTCCGTCACAGTTCTCCAACCTAATTGGAAGGCTTGCAAATGCTGCTACTTCAAGAGATAATACAGAAGTTTCTCCTTACCCACTTTTTGCTATCTGGACAAACCATAATAATAATGCCAGGGCAGGTTACGGAGTTTACAACTCTGAAATGCAGCTTGTTGCAACAAGTAGATTGAATAACCGTCAAGGCGGATGGACAGATTTCTCTCTTGCTGAAATGAACAACTGGTATGAAAGCTTTAGAGGCTGGACTTACACAGAAGGAAATATTGGTCAAGGCGGAAACACAACTTATTCAGGTGGCGGAACTAATATGAATGGGCACGAGGGTAATCACCTGTATGCTTTCCAGGTGTTTGGAAATTATGGAAATACTCACATGAACAGGGCTGACAACTGGGGACAATTTACAAAAAGATCAGGAACCATCATTGGTGTAAAGGGAGTTAGACCAAGACTTAACCATTATTCAACAGATTCAACTTTTCAAATAAGAATGAGAGGCCAAGTAAATGGCGGTCTTGATACAGTAAATCTAAACTCAGCAACCTACGCAACTTGGGCGGGACGCACAAACCGTGGAATGTCTTCTTACAATGATAGAACAAAGACCTTAGCTGTTGCAGAATCAAACACAGCAAATCAAATTAGATTGCACGTATGGAAGAATACAAATCCTTTAGTAAATCTTAATGCTAATAACTATGCTTCAGGAGATTTAAATACATTCCTTCTAGAAGCAAAAGCAGCAGGCCCATCTGGAACAACAGCTAGCTATGCATTTTATGACTTTACATGGTCATCTGCAGGATCAACACAAGCAGAGCCATCCTATGTAATGAGATTAATTATGGGAGACAACGGAACGATTGGTTTCTCAAGATTCTCACCACAAGGAAATGGTAACCATTACGGTTGGTACATTCCAACAAATCCAGGCACACCAGGAGTCTCTGGAACTGGAGCATTTACAGATAGCGGAACCAACTTAGGAAACACAACATCTTATTCAATTGATCAAGGAGATTCTTATGGAATTAGAACAAATATTTCTTGGGACAACAACTGGGTAATTTCATATGCACCTTATCACTATTACCACAATGGAATTAATCTTCACTGTGTAAATACAGCAGATCCAACAAAATACTATTGGTGGAGAAATACAGATGGGTCTAATGGCACATCGCCAGTACCATTTGGAGAAAGTTCTTTTGTGATGTGCTACTCAGTTCAAAATGGAGACGGACCTGGCCCATATTTGTATTACGCAAACCCACAGGCAGCATTTGAAAATGGAAGAAGAACAGATAATACAGTTGTAGCAAATGGTGGAGATCTGCAGCCATTCAATGTTTCATTTGTTAACACTTTTGATACAATGAGTAATACAACTTCATATGCACATATTGCAGTCATGCCACACTGGACAACGGTCTAAGGAGAAAAAATGCCAAATAATACAGAAACAACAACTTCACAGATAATGTTCCCAGGTCTTGAGGCAGCAATTGCTGCAGTCATTACCCCAATTGCAAATGCAAACAATACTACAATTTCAGCAACCTCAGCAACCATTGCTTCACAGATTTCATCTATTGGAAACAAAGAAGCATCGCCTGTTATTTCAAGAAACAATACAGAGGTTTCTTCTTACCCAACATTTGCTATTTGGTCAAATCAAAACAATGAGCAAGCAGGATATAATATTATTAATTCTGATTATCAAACAATTGCTTCTAATGCAATGCCAGGATGGTTAGCAGGATATCAGTCACCAGCGCTAGACAACATGCCTCAGTTCTACGAAGATTTTAGAGGATATACTTACACACAAGGTAACCACGGCACAAGCACTGTAACAACATATTATGGCGGAAGTACAGTAAATCAATCAGCAGATGGAAATATTCTTTACAGACCATGTCTTCACGGAGGATTCTCAGGGGCTTGGATGAATAAGGCTAACTCACAAGGTAGCTATTTAAATCGATGCGGAACTATTATTGGCGCTAGAGGAGTTAGACAGCGTGTAAGCCATTTTTCAACTGATTCAGAATTTCAAATAAGATTCAGAGGTGTTGCAGATGGTTACATCGATAGAGTTGATTTAAACTCAGCAACCTACGCAACATGGGCGGGACGCACAAACCGTGGAATGGCATCGTATAACGATAGAACTAAAATGCTTGCCGTTGCAGAATCAACAACTGCAAATGCAATTAGACTTCACGTATGGAGAAACACAAGTTTTAGCTTAAATGATTTTAGCCACAAAGCAGGAACACTTCATAGGTTCCTATCAGAGGCAAAAACTGCTGGGCCATCAACTGGCAATCAACTAAGCACAGCAAAAAATTACGCATTCTATGACTTTACTTGGGCACAGACAGGATCAACTAGAAACGAGCCTTCTTACCATATGAAGCTTGTAATGGGAGACACTGGAGTAGTCGGATTCGGAAGATTTAACCACGACGGTTATGCACAAAGATACGGATACTGGAACCCATCCTCTCAAGGAACAGCAGGTAATTCAGGAATCGGAACATTTACGGATACTGAAATCAACCTAGGAAACACAACTTCTTACGGCATCGATCAAAACGAAAACTGGTACGGACAAAAGCACAATAACACTTGGGATAACCAATGGGTTGCAATTTACTCTCCATACCATTACTACACAAATGGAATTAATTGCCACATAGTAAATACAGCAGATCCTACAAAGTTGTTCTACTTTAGAAACACAGATGGCTCTAATGGAACCGCAATTGTTCCATTTAAAGAAGACAAATTTATTTCACTCTACACAGTTCAAAATGCCGACGACCCTGGCCCCCATTTGTATTTAGTTGATCCAGGCTCAGCAGCTAAAAATTTAAGAAGAACTGATGGAACAACTTTATCATTCGGTGGAGATTTGCAGCCGTACAACGTAGTAAGTCATTATCAATTTGATACACATTCAAATACAACCATGTATCCGCATATTGTAAGTATGCCGCACTGGTCAAACCCGTAAGGAAAAGGAGAAAAAAATGAAAATAAAGTTCTGTGGACCACAACATGTACCCGCAATTGACGTAGATGGTGAGCATGAAGTTGTTGAATCACAACTACTTCATAGATTTACCCTAGTCAACGGAGTATGCGTAGATAAGTATCCAGGAAAAACAGATCGTGAGGTCATGGCAATTGAACATGCAGAGGCAATTGTTGCAGTAACAGCAGCACAAGCCGCATGGGATGAAGATGAGTCTGAGAAGAAACTTCCAAGACCAGAAGATTTGCCAGCACTATACGTTCCAGAGGAGGAATAAGAATGCCAATAACAAGCGTACCTCAACAGGTAACACCAGGTCTTTGGACATACACATACCTTCAAGCACCTCTTAACGGCCAAGCTCGTCCATATCTTAATGTGCCTTCAGCACAACTAGACCTAGGAACGATTGCAGCAGCTGGAACAGCAACATGCAACGTAGCACTAGCAAACGTTTTTAAAATGGTAGCAAGCGGAGCATGCACAGTAGCATTTAGCAATATTCCTGCAGTAGGAACAGAGCCAAAGGCACAATTCTGGCAAGTAGAAATTAAGGCTGGTGGTAGCTATGCTATTACTTGGCCAGCAGCAATTAAATGGGATGGCGGAGGAGCTTCTAACGTATCTCCACTTCTATCTACAAATACAACCGTTCTTAACTTTATGACAAGAGACGGTGGCACAACAATATTCGGTGCATACGCATTCGCTGATCTGAACGTTTAAGGAGAAAACATGTACGCCATAGTTGAAGACAAAAAAGTAGTCGCTGTCGGCGCACTATCCCAGCTTTTCCCTAATGTATCTATTCCACAATCAATAGATGAAAAAAGATTTGCAAAAGAAAACGGGTTGCTAGAAGTAGCAATACCAGAGTTCGATGACTTCCAAGAAAAGATTGTACCTTGTGAACCATTTATTAAAGATGGCAAAGTATACTCAGTAGAAGTACAGAAGATGTCAGATGAAGAAAAAGCAGATAACGTAAATGCACATATTGGCTTTGAGCTAATGTCTACAGCATGGGTTGAGACAGATCCAGATATGGACAAGAAGTCTCTTGCTGAATGGAAAGATTACAGAAAGAAGATTTCTTCTTTCAAGAATAGCAAAGATGTATCCGAAGTTACATGGCCTAAAAGACCATTAGTAGAGCTAGAAAAAATAATGGAGGAAGACCCAATTGCTTAGTAATAACATTATTTTTAGAAGAAACAGATTTAGCTTAACTGGATTACAACTATGGCTTGATGCGGCTCTTCCATCAACTATAACAAGAGACGGACTAAACAAGGTATCACAATGGAATGATAAATCTGGATTAACCCGCCATTGCGTTCAAGCAACGTCAGCAGCTCAACCAACATTTCAACTAACAGGAATATCAGGATTACCCGCAATTAACTTTGACGGAGTAGATGACTTTTTGCCATTCTCAGATCAAACACTTTCATGGATTGCTTCATCATCATTTACAGTTATTTATGTAGCATCAAAACCAGCAAATGCAAATACTTATGTAATTGGCGGAACAAACTCAGGAACAAGAAACAATCTTATTGCAGGATACGTATCCTCAAACACATATAAATTTGGCTTTGGTAATGATGATCAAAATGCTATTGTTACAGTAGGCCTAACAGGAACACCAGAAATTTACACACTTGTATACAGCAATGCCGACAACTCACGTAGAGTTAGAAGAAATGGAGTCGACGTTGCAGTTGGCGCATCTTCAGGCGGGCTAACAAGTATGACAGGACAAGTAATAGGAAGATACTCCGCAACATTTGGAGCATTTAAGATTGGCGAAATGCTAATTTATAACAGAGCGCTTTCAGTAAATGAATACCTCTCAGTTGAAAGAGACCTTATCTCTAAATGGGCAATTAGCTAGGAGATCAAATGGCATATAATCCAACAAGATTTATTGGGCCAGTCCTTCTAACTACAACAAATACAAACCTTAAAACATTTACCAATAAAGGAATTGTTAAGAGCATATTTACAGCAAACACATTTAACGGCCCAATTGCATTTAGCCTCTATCTAGTTCCAGTCGGACAAACTCCAGGACTAGCAAATAGAATTTTTGGTGATGTGCTGCTTGCAGAAAATACATCAAGATCAACAGAGACTACTCTGATTGTTAATGCTGGAGAGGCTCTCTGGGCTTCCGCAAATACTTCTAACGGAGTAAGCATGATGGTCTCTGGGGTAGAGATAGTTTAAAGGATAAAAAATAAAAGACTTAAGTAGTAAGCTTTTAAATATAGTATAATGGAATTATGAGCTATCAACTAAAGGTAATTAAAGACTATCCAATTGCACTTCTGCCATTAGATGAGTCTTCTGGAACCACTGCTATAGATATATCAGGATGTGGAAATTCAGGAACGTATGTTGGTGGACTTCAATCAAATATTCTTCCATTAATTCCAGGTGGCATTTCAGGAAATTTAATTAGCTCTACCAAATCAATTATTCTTTCTACAACAAAAGATTTTTATGGCTCAACAGTAAGTGGTGGATTCGCTAATAAGTATACTTCACAGAACAACTTCTCATTAGAGGTTTGGGTATACCCTAAAATTAATAGCACATCAAGAACAGTTTTAATGGCAGATGATACGGCGGGAATTGGAATATATTACGAGGCTGGATCATTAGTATTTAAGCTCGAAGATCAAGAGCTGTATTACACATTAAATAACACCAGTAAGGTTATGCATGTTGTGGCCACATATTCTCAATCTAGCATGTCCCTATATGTAGACGGGTATAATGTTGCTACTAAATCAATCACAGGGTTTAAGTTCACAAATACAGCGCTTACCCTTTCAATAGGTCCATCTACATCAACAGACTATTTTATAGTAGATGCCCCAGCCATATATCGTGAGGCACTCACATCAGAAAAAATCAGAGAGCATTTTATTGCTGGCACATTTCACGTAAATCCTATTCAGTTTATTAGAACTGACGGGGGTAAGCTATTTCAGCTAAATGATGAATTTATTAAGCCTGTGTACCGATACTCTTTGACTGAATTAAAAAACTATGTAAATGATGATGTCTATTATGAGAAGACAAATCAATCCCTTACTTTTTACAAGACAGATACTGCCATAGCAAAATCTGTTGAAATTAATGAGATTATAAACATCCCTACAGACATGGGTGCTACAACCTCTAAGATCTATTGGAAGGCGGACAAGAATATAACAGTACAATCTAGCATAGATGGAATCAATTACTCTATGTGTGAAAATGGTAAGTCCTTGCCTAATTATAATAAGTTGGCACCAATAACAACAAACAATGTATTCCTTAGAATAACCATGTCTACAACAGATGCTTCTAAATACCTTCCAAAATTATCTTCAGTTAAACTAGACTTTTATTCCTCAATCGATGCCTATTCAGAAAATTCTGGATATTATGCCACATCTACATCCGACTATTCCCTGGGATCATTTAGCTATCCACCGCTTTTAAGGCATAAGAATAATGGCCTTCAAACAAGGGCAGGTGCAGGATTTAACATACCCGTAAAAGACTCTGTAAGCACCATAGAGATGTTTTTTACACCTTCTGACCTTACGGCCAGTACTCTATTCGATGTGTCCTCAGAAGGCCTATACACGGCTTCTAGATACTCCTGGACAAATAGCGGGACGATCACAAAGACTAATATCTCAAAGATATACGTAAACGGAGTAGACAGAACAAGCCAGACAAATATATCCAATGTATTCCTAGCAGATAACCTGCATCATATTGTATTAGTTCTAACACAACCTTGTTCAGGTGTATTGAAGTTTAACTATGCAGGCGCAGGAGGGCCATCCAGCCTATATAAAAATATTGCTATATACGATTATCAAATGTCTGAGGCTTTGGCTACGGAACATTATGGGTCTTATATTGCCCGACCAAATGTTTCGGTGTCAGATACGTCCATGACATTGACAGATTCTACCCCAAAAGCATACAACAGCGACTGGGTAGTCATACAAACTATTTAATTTTGTCACATTGGTTGACAAAAAGCTGGACTTGAGTAGACAATAATGGTAAAATAAAGTCATATGGATATCAACAAGACAAGAAGCAAAATTCTTGAAGAAGAATCAACACTAGGCATATATGTCTGGGAGATGCCAGACGGCAGATGGATTGGGGACGATGATGGGAACTTTCTTTCAGTTACGTCCAAAAAGGGAAATAGAGCCAACATCGATGCTCTGGCTAGAGAAGTTAGCACGTTCGGCATATACGAAGGCGGGCCTAAATTTCTTTCCGCTAGAAGGAAAATTAATGATGAAGAATTTGAGCACCAAAAACAAAGACTCGACTGGGGACTAGTTCCTGACCCATTTGATATTGGTAACTATAAGGACGAAATGAAAAAACTAAAGGGGCTAAGATGAGCGCAGAATTTCTTGATGAAGATAACTCAGAAAACATAATTAATATTTCAAACAACGCGGACTGGTTTTCGCTAGAAAAAAATGAGATGACAAACGACCCATTTTTAGCAGGCCTAGAAGATTTAAAAAAAGTAAGAGGGCTAGGGGCTTCGTTTAAGCGTAAAATTAACAGAGAGTTTTCTAAGTCATTTACAGGCAGAGAAGAAACTGGAACACAGCAAAACCTATTAGCACAAGCAATCACTGGCTATGCAATGTTCGACTTGGTAGAGCCTCCATACAACCTAGAATATCTTTCAAAGGTATACGAGATTTCAACATACAACTATGCCGCAATTAATGCTAAGGTGGCAAACATTGTTGGGCTAGGATATGATTTTATAGAAACAAAGAAAACAAACGATGCTATTGATTCCCTTACAGATGATAAGTCTCTTGAAAGAGCACGTAGAAAGCTAAGCAAATTAAGACAAGATCTGCACTCATGGCTTGATACAACAAACGATGAGGATACATTTACTCAAACATTAATTAAGGTATTCACAGACTACGAAGCAACTGGAAATGGCTACATTGAAATAGGCAGAACAACTGCTGGAAACATTGGATACATCGGGCACATCCCAGCAAAGACTATGCGTGTGCGTAGACTTAGAGACGGCTTTATTCAATTGCTTTACGGAAAGGCAGTATACTTTAACAACTTTGGGGATTCGGAAACAGAGAATCCAATTGCTGGACAAGAAGATCGCCCAAATGAAATTATTCATTTAAAAAAATATACCCCAATGAACAACTACTACGGAGTTGCAGATATTATTGCAGCCCAGGTTTCTTTGGCAGGTAACGAATTATCTGGAAGATATAACCTTGATTATTTTGAAAACAAAGCAGTCCCAAGATATATTATTACAGTAAAGGGAGCAAAGCTTTCTCCAGAGTCAGAGCGTAAATTGCTTGAGTTTTTCCAAGTTGGGTTAAAGGGAAAGAATCACAGATCCCTATATATTCCACTTCCAGGGGATACTCCAGACTCAAAAACCGAATTTAAAATGGAGCCTGTTGAGGCAAATCCACAGGAGTCTTCATTTAATGTTTATCGCAAATCAAATAGAGATGAAATCCTATTGGCCCACCGTGTCCCGATTAATAAAATTGGAACCCCAGAAGGAGTTAATTTAGCAGTAGCAAGAGATGCAGATAAAACATTTAAAGAGCAGGTTTGCCGACCAGCACAAATGATTTTAGAGAAAAAATTAAATAAAATATTTGAGGAAAAGACAGATGCATTAACCCTTAAATTTAATGAATTAACTCTTACTGACGAAGACACCCAGTCTAAGATTGACGAAAGATATTTAAGAATGCAAGTAATTACCCCTAATGAAGTTAGAATTAGAAAGGGTATGATCCCTCTTGATGGCGGGGACGAAGTAGTAGATTTAAAGGGTCAGGATGCTGCAGAGCAGACAGCCCAAGCTGGAAATACCAGACAAAGATCCCAAGACCGACAGGCAACCGCCCCAGATAATTCTGGAGAAGGACGAAATGCCAAAGGCGACGGAAGACAGGTCGACTAAGTCCACTCAACTGTTATTTGCTTTATAGTCTATAACACTATAAAATTAAGCATATGAACATTGAAAAGTCTTTATGGACCTCTAACGGCAACGTTATTAATCTGTCGGTACCTTTTACTAAGGTTAACCGTGAAAAGAGAACCGTATCTGGATTTGCAACCCTAGACAATGTTGATCAGACTGGTGATGTTGTAACAGCAGAATCAAGTCTTAAAGCATTCGAAAGTTTCCGTGGAAACATTCGTGAAATGCATGGATCAAATGCGGTAGGCAAGATGGTTTCATTTAGACCAGAAAGCTTCTATGACCCAAAAGCAAAAGAATTTTTTAACGGAGTTTATGTAGATGCATACATTTCAAAAGGCGCTCAGGACACCTGGGAAAAAGTTTTAGACGGAACTCTATCAGGATTTTCAATCGGCGGAAAGATTCTTGAGTCCGATAACGAAGTTAACAAGGCGAACGGTAAGACCGTAAGATTTATTAAGAACTATGAACTAATTGAACTTTCTATTGTTGATTCACCAGCAAATGAACTTTGTAACATTCTTTCTATTCAGAAAGTAAATGGACAATACATTGCTAA